GAGAGCGGGCAAGTGGAAAGCCGCCGAGCCAATGAAGGCCGACACCGGCCCCGACACCTTCGGCGCTTGGCTGCGGTCGCAGGGCGGCATCGACATTGCCGAGAAGGTGGACATCACTGGCGAGGCCAACAACGTGCGCGCCAACCCGGGCGGCGTGTTCCGTCGCGGTGGTCTGCCTTCCGACGAGTTGGCCAGCCGGGCGGCCGAGGCCGGGTTCATGCTGCCCGACCAGGCTGGCGACACACGCGGGTTCGTGGATTTGGTGCAGGGCATGCTGCGCGGCGAGCGAGTGCTGAGCCTGGAGCAGCAGAACGCGGCGGCCATGCGGTCTCTTGAGGCGGCAAAGCAGGACGCCCGGCTGACCGACTTGGAAGACCGGCTGAAGCTGCTGGGCGAAGACCCGGCCGCGGCGCGTGGCAACGCCGACGCCATGGAGGCTTATCTGCAGGCCAACCAGCACCGCCTGCTGGGCGCCGCGCTGGACGAGTTGGCCGCCCGGCCCGATGGCAGCGACTCTCCGCAGTTCGACGCGCTGCGTGAGCGTGCGCAGCAGATCGCCCAGGACATCCGCGACACCGACCGCACGCTGGCGCAGTACGAGGCCGAACTGCAGCCGCTGTCACCCGTCATGCGCAAGCTGGTGCAGGAGACCCTGGACGATGCGCCCACCACCCCCCAAGCCGCGAACCCTGAAGCAGCAGCGCCAGCGCGAGGCGCAGGAGACGCGCCGACCGCAGCCGGTGCTGCCGACGCCGGACGACCTGCCGGTGTGGAAGCCGCTGGGCGTGCAGACCCTGTGACCCGCGAGCAGGTCGCGCTGCGCAAGCGGTCGGTGATGCTCAACAAGCTAATGGAGTGCCTCAATGGATGATTCTGTGGACCAACTGGTGCAGGCGCTGTCGAGCATGCGCGACGGAGACAAGGCCAAGGCCAACGCAGCGGCGACCGCCAACGCGAAGGCATGGAACGAGGTCAGCGCCAACCTTGCCGACATCGTGGCGCTTCTGGAGCGGCCCCAAGTCGAGCCCAAGCCGCTGGATGTGGCGGCGCTGTCGGCTGCGTTCTCCAAGGCTGCCGACGCCATCGTCAAGGGCATGCAGGCGCCAAACGTCACGGTGGCCGCGCCACAGGTGACCGTGACCGCACCGCCTGCTGTCGTGACCGTGCAGCCGGCCGAGCCCGCCGACAAGTCTGGCCAGACGTGGAGCATCGAGATCCGGCGCGCCAGTAACAACCCGATGGCGCCCATCTCGGGGCTGACCGTCACCCGACTCTGAGGCGCGCATGGCAACCGGAACCGGAACCGTCGAGATTGACTTCGGAGCATGGCCCGGCAGCAACGAGGCCAGCGTGTCCGTGGTGGCCGAGGGCGTCACTGCCGCCTCGCACGTCGAAGCCTGGGTCATGGGCGACAGCACCACCACTGACCACACCGCAGCCGATCACCGCTACCTCCCACTGTTCGCCGCGCTGACGACCGAGCCAGGCGCCGACACCTTCACCATCCACGCCCGCAGCACCCAGAAGATGCAGGGCAAGTGGCTTACGCACTACGTCTGGGCGGAAATCGCTTAACCACCAAGGAACACGAACATGCCAATCGATATGGAACTTCGCGGCGCAGTCAGCGGCACTGGCGCTGATGTCAACGCATCACGGCAACTGAAGATCGTCCCCGAAACGGACGCGGCGGCAAACCCCGGCAACGTGGGCGCCGTGCGGGTCTTCGGCGAGAACGACGCGGGCGACCTCACCGGCATCGTCGAACTGCGTTCGCAAGAGATCGACGAAGACTACCGGGGGCGTGTTGCGTTGGATTTCGTCTACGACGAAGAAGACTTCGCGTACACGGCGCAGAACACTGGCAAGCACAGCTACCTCAACACCACGATGACCAATACGTGGACGGCGGGCCAGGTGACGACCAATGCGACGTCGATCACCACCACGACCACCGGCACGGTGTTTCAGACTTACGCCTTTTTCCCGGTTGCCGCCAGTCAGGGCCTATCAATCAGTGTCCCGGTTGGCTTCAGCGCGCAGCCGCAGGCCAACACGTTCATCGAGTTTGGCCCGATGATCCCCGGCGCGCAGACCGTGGCGCCGACCGATGGTGTGTTCCTTCGCCTCAGCGCCGCAGGGCTTCAGGGCATCGCGTCGTTCAACGGCTCCGAGACTTCGACGGGCGTTTTCCCGCTTGCTGCCGGCGCGGGGACTTGGGTGTACGTCAACTCCAAGCGGTACAACTTCACGGTTGATTACTTCGCCACTCACGCCGATTTCTGGGTCGATGACGGATCGGACAGCGGCGCGCTGAAGCTGGGCAGCATCCCATTGCCGGCCGGATTGAGCCGTCTCGCCATGTCGGCGGCGCTCCCCTTTGCCTTCAAGCACCGCATCACGGGCGGCGCTGCGGGCGGCGTGATTCAAGCGACGTTCGGGGCATACACCGTTCGCACTTTGGGCGCAAACATCAGCACCACGGCAAGCACGCACGGAAACCGTTTGCTTGGCAGCTATCAGGGGTTGTCTGGCGGCACGCTGGGCACGCTGGCCAGGGTCGGCACGATCACGACCGGCAACGAAGCGAACGTCACCGCAGCGGTTCCGACCACCACAACGGCAGCGCTTGGCTCTGGCCTTGGCGGCACGTTCTGGGAAACCGTCACGCTGGCGCTGAACACCGACGGCATCATCATGTCGTATCAGGTGCCAGCGGGTACGGTCAACGTGCAGGGGCGCAGGCTTGTGCTTCGCGGCATGTACCTGACCAGCTACGTGCAGACCGTCATCGTCGGTGGCCCGTACATTGCCGAATGGTTCTTGGCCTTCGGTCACACTGCGGTTTCACTCGCCACGACGGAAGCAGCGGCCACCAAAGCCCCGCGTCGCATTGCGCTGCCATTCACCCAAGTGGTGACAGCCGCGCAAGCGGTCAGCACCGTGATCGCCCAGCAAGAGAACTTTGTGGACTTCGGCGATGCGCCGGTCTTCGTGAACCCGGGCGAGTTCGTGCAACTGTGTACGCGCCACATTGGGACGGTTGGCACAAGCGGCACTGTTGTTCATCGCGTCACGCCGATTTACGGCTGGGAGTGATCTGAATGTCCCTGCTGCTGGCGCTTGCCGGCGCGGTTGTTGAGCCGCCAGAGCCACCCGAACCCGACCCGTTCTATGCGGTGGGCGGTGGCCGGCGCGGCCCAATGCCGACGATGCTCGAGATCGAGCAGCAGGCTATGCAGGAGGCAGCGGCACGCGACATGCAGGACATCCAAGACATCGTGGCCGCGCTGTTCGTATTTGGGAGGATCTTCTGATGGCCAGCCTGACCACATGCTTGAAGAAAGCCGGCGACCTGCTGGACCCCGAGGACCGCGCCGAGATCCTGCGCATGGCCGGTGAACTGCGGGCCAGCGGGCTCAGTTCAGCAGAGGCGGCGCGGGGCGCCATCCAGGCGCGCATGGCCGAGGTGGACCGGCTGATCGCTGGCGGCGCGGCTGATGCGCCCAAGGCAGGTGAGGCTCAGTCCAAGGAGGGCATGACGCCCGAGCAGCAGCAGGCGCAGATGGTGGACACCCTGACCGCCACGCGCCCCGACATGATGGTGATGCTCGACGGCATGGACAAGCCGATGCCGCTGTCGGAGTTCATGGCTGCGGTGCGGGCCGAGGCCGACGAGATGCTGGCGGATGCGCCGCTGGTCGAGTTGGCCGCACAGTGCGCGCTGGTCAACGGCCCGTGATCATCCCGAGGAGTGGCCCGATGCCATGCTCAGCAATTGCCATGACCACGCCGAAGCCGCCCACCACGGCCACGAGGATGGCCATGCCCGTCAGGTACTGGCGCAGCGCCTGCCAGGCGCGTGACAGCGAGCCCGAGCCACCCCACACCATGAGCGGGATGATCGCCACCATGGCCCCAATGGTGCCAATGCCGACCAGCCACTTCTGCCACCACGCCAATTCCATCGAGCGAGTATGAACCCAAAGTGCCGCCTCCAACTGAACGCCGCCCGGCTCGCTGCTGGCGGCAAGGCCCTGACAGACTCGCAGGCGTCAGCAATCGAAGGGAGGCTGTCAGCCACGATGCGCCGGCTGGCCCGCCAAGACCCGCAGCAGTGGATGGCCACGCCGGCAGACCAGCGCATGCTGATGGCCGCGCAGCAGGCTGCAGGCGACATCGCAGCCGAGGCAGCGCGCAAGGTGGCCAACGCGCAGCGCCAGGTGGTGAAGACAGCCGAACTGGAGACGCGGCTTCCGGCTTCAGGGCAGACCGGCCGCACGGCGCAACTGGTGCACGACTTCGAGCGGACAAACGCCTACATCGACGGTGTGAAGCGCGACAACGTGCGCAACCTGACCGACCTGATCGAAGCCGCCGACAGCCGCCAAGGCGCCAGCGCTGGGCGCAAGTCGCTGATGGTGCTGTTCGATGCGCAGAATCCGGTGATGACCAGAGACCTGGCGCTGGAGGTGTTCGCCCAAGGCAAGGCGGGCACCGGCAACGCCGAGGCCAAGGCCGGCGCCGAGGCGTGGCTGCAAGTCACCGAGGCCATGCGCCAGCGCTTCAACGCAGCGGGCGGTGACGTGGGCCGGCTCGACTATGGCTATCTGCCCCAGGCGCACGACAACCTGCGGGTGTTGGCTGCCGGCCGGGATGCCTGGGCCGCTGAGGTGCTGCCGATCCTTGACCGCAGCCGCTACGTGGCCGAGGATGGCCGGCGCCTGAACGACGCCGAGGTGCTGGATGTGCTGCGCGGTGCGTGGGAGACGATCAGCAGCGACGGCGCCAACAAGAGCGCGCCCGGTGCGTTCAAAGGCAGCGGCGCCCGGGCGAACCGTGGCATCGAGTCCCGCGAGATCCACTTCAAGGACGGCCAGGCGTATCTGCAATACCTGGGGCGCTTCGGCACCGGCAGCATGTACGACGCGATGATCGGCCACATCGGCGGGTTGTCGCGGGACATCGGCCTGGTGGAGCGCTACGGCCCCAACCCCGAGGCGCAGATGCGGGTGCAGTTCGACATGGCCGAGCGGGCAGACGGGGCGAACACCCGCGTCTTTGCCAACAAGGCCGACGCCTATTGGCGGCTGCTGAACGGATCGGCCGGCACGCCCGAGTCGGCGCGGGTGGCGATGGTCGGCCAGCACATCCGCAACGTGGAGACGTTTGGCAAGCTGCAGGGCGCGGTGCTGTCGTCCATCACCGACCTGGGCACCTACATGACGACTGCAGGCTTTAACAAGTTGCCCTACTTCGACGCCCTGGCCAACATCGGGCGCGCAGCCACGGGTGAGACTCGGGCCTTCATGGACTCGCACGGCATGATTGCCGAGTCGATGATCTCGGACCTGAACCGTTGGGCCGGCGAGAACGTGGCGCAGTCGTGGTCAGGCCGGATCGCGTCGGCCACCATGCGGCTGTCGCTGATGAACTTCTGGACCGACACCCTGCGGCGCGGCTTCCAGCTCACGCACATGCAGGCCATGGGTCGCATGCGCGCCACGGCGTGGGACCAGTTGACCGAATACGACCGCTGGAGGTTGGGGCGGCAGGGCCTGACCGCAGACGACTGGAGCGTCATCCAAGCCGCGCAGCCGGTGGTGCACAACGGCCACGACTTCATCACGCCCGATGCGATCTACGCAACCGGCGACCCGAGAGCCGGCGAGGTGGTCGCCAAGTACCTGGGCGCGATCAGCGACGAGTCCGAGATTGCGGTGCTGAATCCTGACTTGGCCACCCGGGCGATCACCACCGCAGGCGGCAGCAGAGCGGGCACCATCGACGGCGAACTGTGGCGGGCCGTGGCGCAGTTCAAGAGCTTCCCCATTGCCATGATCTCGCGCCACTGGCGGCGCATGCTGGAGACGCCGCAGGGCCTGGAGGGCGCCCCGATGATGGCCAACCGGCTGGCCTACTCGGGCGCCATGATGGTCAGCCTGACCGCGCTGGGGGCCATCGCCTTCCAGATCAAGCAGATGGTCAGCGGGAAAGACCCGGTGGCGATGGACACGCCAAAGTTCTGGACCCGCGCCGTGGCGCAGGGCGGTGGCCTGGGCTTCATGGGTGACATCCTGCTCAGCGACACGACCGACGACCGCAGCCCGATGGACAGCTTCGGGCGCCTGCTGCTGGGGCCGTCCTTCGGCAGCGCTGCCGACCTGTACGAACTGACCAAGGGCAACTTCGACGAGATGCGCGCCGGCAAGCAGACGCACGCAGGCGCCGAGGCTATGCGATTCGCTCGCAGCCATCTGCCGCTGGTCAATCTCTGGTACGCGAAGACAGCGCTCGACCAGGCCGGGCTGCATGCTGCGCAGGAGGCCATGAGCCCTGGCTACCTGTCGCGCATCCAGAACAAGGCGCGCAAGGATTGGGGCCAGGACTACTGGTGGTCGCCGGGCGGCGACTTCGCGCCCGAGCGCGCCCCGAGTTTTGAGGCCATGGCAGGAGCGAACTGATGAGACCCGACCAGATCGCACGCATTCAGGCGCTGTCCGAGGCGCTGGCCGACACGTTCATCGCCAACGCCGACCCGAGCCAGTGGACGTGCGGCGGCAGGCCACCCGCTGACCTGACGCAACAGGAGCGCGGCGACGCCTACTGGTGCCGCAAGATGGCGATGGCAACGGGCGGCGTCTTGAAGTACACGCTCGATCTGGTGGCGCACCACGCAAGCGGGGGCGCGGACGGCGACGGCGCAGACCTTGACAAGATCATTGCCAGCGCCGAAAAGGAGGCTGCAAAGGCGCTGAGTCGCATCCAATCTGGCGCTGGCAAGGCGGCATTCGACAGGCGCACGCATGGCGGCAAAGCCTAAGATCACCTTCCTGGCGTTCTTCCTGATGTGGGCGGAGCGCCAGCGCTGGGTGGTGCCGGCCATCCACATCCGCGCCTGCTACTGGCTTGAGACGCGGGGCGACCTGGCGGTGTTGCGGTGCTTCCGAGGGTTCGGCAAGTCCACGCTGCTGGCCGTCTACAACGCCTGGAGGTACTACAGCGACCCCACGTTCCGCATCCTGCACCAGTCCGAGAGCGACCCGACCGCGTACAAGACCAGCCGCGACACGAAAAACGTGATTGCGGCACACCCGCTGACTGCCGGCATGTTGCGCGAGGGCGAGGTCGAGCAGTGGTGGGTGCATGGCGCCACCGACGCCCGCAACGCGAGCATGTACGCCAAGGGCATCCTGTCCAACGTCACCTCGGCACGGGCCGACGAGTGCCAGAACGACGACGTCGAGGTGCCGCGCAACATCCAGACGCCCGAGGCGCGGGAAAAACTGCGCTACAGGCTGGGCGAGCAGACGCACATTCTGGTGCCCGGTGGCCGGAAGCTGTTCATCGGCACGCCCCACACACACGACAGCCTCTATGACGAGCAGCAGCGACTCGGCGCGGACTGCCTGACCATCCGCATGTTTGAACATGAACACCGCATCGAAATGGCCACCGAGGTGCGCTATGCGTTGCCGTTCGCGCCCGAGATGATCTTCAGCGGCATCGGTGAGCCGGCCCGGCTGCTGGTTGCGGGCAAGGACTACACGCTGACCGGGCGGGTCGTGGTGTTCAAGAAGCCACCGGCTGCGGTGGTGGACTGCTACGCCGGCAGCGCTTGGCCCGAGCGCTTCACATCGAGCGAGATGCTGAAGCGGCGCCGGCAGACGCGCACCATCAACGAGTGGGATTCGCAGTATCAACTGCACTCCAAGCCGATCACCGACACCAGGCTCAACCCCGACCGGCTGATCCCCTACGACGTGGAGCCGACGATTCGTCGCGCCAACGGCGAGGCCGTGATGACGCTGGGCGGCGTGCGGATCGTGGCGGCTTCCATGCGGTGGGACCCGGCCAGCGGCAAGCTGACCAGCGATGTGTCGGCCGTGGCCGTGGTGCTGCAGGACGAGGACGGCCGGCGCTACCTGCACCGCACTGAACGGCTGCTCGGGGATGTGGCCGTCTTTGCCGAGGACGGGAAGACCATCATCGGTGGGCAAGTGCTGGGGCTGTGCAACCTGATCCGCCAGTTCATGCTGCCGCGCCTGACCATCGAGACCAACGGCATCGGCAAATTCAGCCCGGCCGTGGTTAAGGCGGCGCTGAAGCAGCAGCGTCTGACCTGCGGGGTGAAGGAAGACACCGCCACGCAGAACAAGAACCGGCGCATTCTGGAAAGCCTGGAGCCGCTGCTGTTGTCCGACGGCCAACTGTGGGCGCATGTGTCTGTGCTGGATGGGCCATTGCCCGAGCAGATGCGCGACTGGAACCCGGCAGTCAGAGAGCAACCCGACGACTACCTCGACG